GTGTTTACACTAATACTGCTATACTGCGGGGGGAAAGAAGATGTCTTGTATCTGTACACGCAAATATACTGCCCCTTAACCATCCCCTCGCCAAGCCTAGTGAAAGACCCCGTAGCATCTGTATAAGCACCATCAAAATGAGAGTTATCCAGAGAAAAGTTATTGGCGTCTGATACTGTGACCTTAAATACTTGACCATTTATATCGCCAGGAAGAAAGCCCGTCCCTCGAACGCCGCTAAAGGTTACATGATCTCCTGTAGTCAGACCATGTGCTGTATGAGCAACCAAGATCTCTTTTGTTGTTGCACTAGAAGCTGTTAGCGCAGTTCCAGATAGATCTCTTTTCTTTTCCGCAACAGCCCACTGTCCAGTTCCATCTGTATAAGTTCCGCTGAACGTGGTGTCATCGAGATAAATCTCGTTGTCATTTATTCTGGTGAGTTTGTGGATTTCTCCGTTCAGCTCATTTAATAGAGCACCCGATCCCTCAACCCCACCAATATATATTTTATCTCCCGTTACAAACCCATGGCCACTAATGGTTATGTGGTACTGCCCATCCCCTGCACTATAGCTTTTGATTGCATTGTCGCTTCCACTAATTGCAGCAAGATTATTGAGTGCTGCTGTTGTTATAGTTGGGCCATCTACAGGCTCATCTACACCAAGATCAAATGTAGCACTTTGGTTTACCCCATCCCATATAAAGCCACGGTCTACACCATTAACTCCAACAACCCAGCCTATTCGGGTTTTACAGAAAGCCATTCTTTGGAACATGTTGTAGCCAGAGTCTATCTGTACAGCCGAAGATAATGAGGCAGGTTGTATTCCTTTCCTAGGAATAAGCATACCGGGCCTATGGCTGCTGACATTTATTTGGCTGGACGCTGACCCCTCAGGAACATCCCCTACGTCAGCATCACTGATAAGTCCTCTAAAGTTAGATATTCTAGCCATTAGGTGCTGGTTGTTATATCGCCATCAAGATGCGTAAACAGATAGTGATACCTAGATTGCTGGATTCCACCTTGAGATCTAAATCGGGACTCAGCTTCTAGAGATCGTCGTAACTGATAATCGGCAATCTTTCTAGCTTGAACAACATTCCTTTCGTCATTAGAGAATCTAGCCAACCTGTATTCTATCTCCGTCTTCAGAGCTTCGATCATATTCTCAGACATGTCTATTACATCAGACACAATAAAATAATGATTTGTGTAGCCGGAAGAATTAGATATAGTTCCATCTATATTAACTGTTGTTGTGGAAATACTTTTGATTTTATGCTGCTCAAAATAAGGGTTAACTCCAGCCAATCCTGTTGGATGGGTGGTGTCCTCTGACAGTCTTATAATTGAACCCACCATGCTAGCAGGCAAAGCACTATCTGTGGTAAGGGAAGTGGCATCAGCACTTGCAGTTGCATTTTGGCTTGAAGAAGCACGAGCCTTAGACTCTATTCCAGACCATCTTAATGCACGAGGCTTTCTCCTGTACATAAAGATTAAGGGCTCATCTGTATTAGGCTTAGGGTCTACATGCAGCGCCCAACGCCCATCAGCATCAGGGTCTTTCATGATCGTCCAGGCCCAAGTCTGCCCCCCGCTACTCATGTATCTCTCACGCTGCTGCCACTCAGTGGGGCTAACGTAATAAGTAATCCAATTACTCTCTTCCACTGATATGTCATATATTCGCCACATGTCATCTGGCAAAGGGTAGACAGATCTGTAGATTTCAAAAGATGTCTGAGAGTCTATGTCAGACGCAGGGCAATTAGAGGCAAGAAGTATAAGTTTTAGGTTTGTATCCCCAGTATCCTCTACAGTATAGACATTATCACCTATACGAACCCTGCCATACTTTGCCCAAGAAGGCCAGACTCCATCCTGTATAGTAAGAACCCTGTTAGTGGTGCTGTAAGTGACTGTTCCGGTGCTGTATCCAGCAACAAGATCTACGCGACCTTCAGTCATGTAATACATCCACTCATTGCCCATAGATATATCTCGATAAGCACCGAGTATAGCCTCCTTGTGAACACGAAGGTCTTTGGTTCTGGCACCGCCATCAGTTAAGGCGGTGATATAGTCCAGAAGGTCGGAGTATGTGGTGATTGAATCGAGAACTGCCATGCTCTATTTCCTTATTGTCGTCGTCGTCGTCGATTCTGCTGTATAGCCCCCATCATTCCTGCCATTGGAGCAGCTCCAGGCGTTGTGGCTTGGCTCATCGCAGCCGTAGGATTATCCCGCCGGTTCCTTGCGGCTCGCATCCTTTCTAAGACCCCAACCTTACCATCTCCATCGGCGTCCATAATTGCCATTTCAACCAAAATCTCCTTAACATCAGCAGGTACGTTAGGATTTGCAATCAACTCTTGATAGTTGACTGGCGTATCAGATCGCCTGATCTCTTTAAGAAGTATATCAGCTTTTTCTTGTGCGGTTCTACCTGACACTTCGCCAACAGGTGCAGAAACAGAGTCAGTCATGCCTGCTTGTTCAGCTGGGCTTTGGATTGGGGCCAGTCTTCCAGCGTTTGGATCAACACCATAATTAGTTTCAAGTCTTGCGTCAGGGGTTGGGTTAGGCATTCCTGGAGGAAACTGCTGCATCATGTCCTGGCCAGAAACAGAGGGGTCGTCTGGTGCCCCCAATGGAGGAGTCCCAAAGCCCATTCCAGCCCCAAACAACGGAGCATCGGGATTAACACCACCAGTATCTTGGTGTTGCGTACCTGTAGTATCAACACCACCGCCAATAGTATACCCGGGCATCATGCCAGGAGGTGTCATTTGTGTCGAGCTTCCGTGCTTGGTGAAGTTAGGATGTCCTTCACCTCCAATATTGCCACGGTGGTCTGGCCTTTTACCTTGCCCTATTTGCTTCCATTTTCTCCATGCTCTCAATTCTTCTTGGTTTAGACCACCACTACCATCTTTATCGAACGAGTGCATTCCCTGTTCCCAATCGGTTTCCAAGGGGCCGACATACTGAGGAGGTTTTATTGGTGGCAATGGCCTTTCACCGTCTGCCTCTAGCTGTTCAGGGGTTTTTAATGCTGCGCTTTTCTTTAACTTAGAAATATGGTCATCTAGCTCCACAGCTCTTCTGCGAATTGCTCTTGCAGCGGCGCTATTTTGGGAGTTTTGCCCCTGTTCCATAAGTTGACGTTGTTTGTCATACAGCTTTTGTAAATGTTCAGTGCCGTCTTCGATTCCAAACTCAGAAATAGGAGTGTTCAAAGAGGCCGACATCCTTGGGTATTGAGGATGAGTGGTAGAGGCGGGCTGTGCAGACCCACCTGCTGCTCTAATAGCATTTTCTGCTGGAGTGCCGCTGTTATTAACCTGATTAACCGCGGCATCGGCGTACGGTCTCTCTAATCGCGCATTCATCGCTTCCGGTGTGTTTTTATCTTCTTCATTGACTTCAAGTTTATTCTCTCCAACGTTCGCTGCTTTCCTTACGAGCTTTGAAACAGGATCATATGTATGTGTTCCCGTGTCGTATTCAGCACCATAGTGAGGACTAGTAGGATCGGTAACTTTTCCCGTCTTACGGCCTGTTCGAGGATTAACAACTGTCTCCCCGCCGTAAGCTGGGTTTGATGACACACCTGGCCGAACAGTCATTGGATGAGGGATTCCGGTATGGGGCCCGTACCTATTAGCTATTTCTAATTCCATTTGATCCTGACCAGGATTAGAAGATCCATATGGACCAGCTGGTGGCGTATAAGGATTTACTTGTCCCCCAGCGGCATAAGCACCGCCTCGCCTTTGGTCACGATTCCCTAACATTGTGTTATATTGATCGACAGCCGACATTCCGGCAGTACCACCACCTAAAGGGCTGTGCTCTGGCCCAGTCGGAGGATTATAAACACTTCCATCTGGGCGTTCCACGCTCCCATCGCTATAGTGATGAGTCCCAGTTTGCGGATCTATGTAAACTAGTTGTTTAGGCATTCTTCTTACCTTTGGAATGTTTGTTGATGACTTTTTCTTTCAGGGCTTGAAGTTTCTTGGGGCTCTTCTTTACGCTCTCTGCTAAAGATGGATCTTTCTGTAGTTCTTCGGACATGTATCGGTGGACAACATCATCGCCCATTCGCTTTCTGCCCTTAAACTCTTGTTCAGGTGCTTTGTAGTTAACGCCGCCAACAGCACTAAAGCCTTTAGCTTTAAGTGCCGCCCTAACGTCATCTTGTGTGGATATCCAAGCCATTGGGTCATTAGGCCTGCCTATTCCACCTATATACTTTTTGCCCTGAGTAGATATGCCTGATTCTTTAGCTATTCTATGAAGTGCTTCAGCACAATCGTGGGACATACTATCTGCCCAATGCTGCTGCCCTTCAAGGAAAGCACGTTCAGTTCCTTTAGTTCCCGCAGGACGTTGCATAGCAAGCATAGCAGCAAAGCCAGGGTTATTCCCTTCAATTATTAGGTGTTCGTAGAAATCTACCCTACCGGCTTGTTCACACTGCTTGCGATATTTCTCGTAGTCTGGGTGCTCAGTCATATTTTAACCTTTCTAGCTATCTTCTGCTGTAGCTTTATTTTGCTCTTTCTGCGCTCTATTCTTTTCCTGCATAAAGGTCAGTTCAAGCTGGTTCTTTTCCCTTAATTGATCCATCTCAAGGCGATGCTTCTCTGAATCTTGCTGGAGTTCTTGCGAATGCGCCTGCTGGTCAAGCTGAGCCTTCTGCATTTGCATTCTCATCTGCTCCTGAGCAGCCATACCCTTAGAAGATTGCTCTTGCTGCCTAACCTGGGCCTCTTGTTGCTTGGTCTGGGCCTCTTGCTGCTTAATCTGCATCTCAAGCTGCATCTTCTGAAGCTCCATCTGGCCTTTCTGCTGCTCCATCTGCATCTTTTGCTGCTCCATTTGCATTTGCATCTGGGCGGCCTGAGCTTCAGGGTCTTCGCCTTGTTGAGATTCCTCTTCTGCGGCCTGATCTTCCTTCATCTTCGCCATATCCAGCAGGTATGGGTTTACATCAAGGTCGTTAGCGCGAGCCCAGTCCCTCATAAACGCATTGTATGGACCATCTATGCCCATACCTACAAATTCCTGCATCATCGGGAAAGCTATCTGGGCAAAGTCGTTAAGTTGGCGAATTCTGTTTGTTTTGTTTGGTTTTCTTGCAGATCCGGCCTCAATTCTAAAATCAAAGTCCCGAACAGACCTTTCAAACTCCTGTTGCTGCATCTGGCTTTCCCAAATCACAGCACCCACCTGGCCTAGCACGTTTTCTACGTCATCTGCCCCCAAACTCCACTCTGCCGCCAACATTTCCCTGTTAGCACAGTGACTTAACCAGTCTTCCACCCGAGATGCCATGTCATCTGGGCGAACAGAGGTGTTTTGGTTACGAACATCGGCTTCAGTGGCCGATCTAATCTGGGTACTACCGGAAAGCCCATACAAAAGCTCTGTAAGCCCGGTTCTTTTGTCAATTAAGTCCAATACTTCGGACACCATGCGCCATATGTCTATGTTAAAGCTAGGTGCGTCCAAGAAAGACACTACATCCTTAACACTTCGACCGAAAATTTCACTAACTTCGATGTGAGTGTAGGGTCCAACACCAGATTTGATCTGATCTTGGATTTCTGCTCCAGCCGCCTTTGCAATAGCGACATAAGTAGTGGACGCAGCAGCTACTTTGTCGGCTAAAAATGACATACACCAGTTTACAAACCGCAATTCCCCAATCGCAGGCTTAATAAGTGATATTGGCCACACTTCTTTTGGCTTTTCATAGAAGTGTAGCTTACTAAACGGCCAACCACCATCAGTCCAGAACGGAATAGGCCATTGAGAACGCAAAAAGATAGCATCTTCCTCTTCTGCGAGTGCCATAGGGGGCATGTTCAGAGGAAACGGGATGTCTTCACTTACTGCAATAAAGCAAAAGTCGCCAAATTGCTCATAATCAAACTTTTCTTTTACATCCTTAACAACTCCAGACTTTCTTAGGCGATCGCCGAAGCCAGCCTTAGAGTAAACTTGCCAATATTCGATCAAATCAAAGGAATCACCACGCTTCTTAGACTCAGAGTTTTCCTTTGTGCTCTTATTGTTCTTCTCAGCCTGCTTATTTAGGGAAGATTTGTTGCCTTTTAGCTGCCCCTCCAGACCGTACTCTCGCTCTACCTTCCAGCGAGGCTGCACGCATCGCCTTGCAATCCATTGAACGTCATCCCAATACTGTGCATCGGGGTCAATGACTACATCATCAACAGAAACATAGACACTTCGCGGCATTTTCATCTGAGAGCCGTGTGGTTGATGTAGTTCCGTCCAAAGAAAACTCATACCCTTAATGATGGCTTCGTTAATAGCCATTCGAGCGTGTGATTTTTTATCACACGTTTGCTGCAGCCAGTTAAGGTAGTGTTCTTTTAGATGGCCTATGTTTCGCTTCTTGTCATTCTCCATATCTTGTTGGAAAACAAGAGCCTGAGCCTGCTGAACCTGCTGTTCGTTCTCAGGATCAATCCCTAGCATAGTAGGTTCGATAGGAGGAGTTATCCTAGGGCTTACTTGGATAACAGGATTCCGATGATAGAGAACAGGGCCAAAGAGAGCGACTGCCTCGAAGACCCTGTTCACTGTCATGCGGAATGTCGGGAGAGCTCCCTCTGCTTTTTTATCCAGGAAACCTCCGGCTGATTTTGCGTACTCGCCTTTCCACATCCAGTCATGAGAGCCATCGAAGAATTGCATAGCTTCCTTGGCATATTTACCAAAGCGCTCTTCCTTCTGCTTCTTGGCTTTCTTAATCTTTTCCATCCATTGATCTACAATGGGGGCAAATGGTTGCTCGTGCTCGCTATAATCAGCCATTGAAATCTCCAGGTTAGGTCACGGTGACCTAAGTTTATTCTTCAGTTTTCTTACGTTTAGGAGCTGCTTTCACAACCTGCTTTACAGCGCTATGCTCTAAGGCAGCTACTCGTGCCTTCAGATCTTCTCGCTCTTTTTCGAGTCGTTTATGCTCATCGGTAAAATCCCATGATCCAGACTCTCTATGGTCTACATTCCAGTCCAATCGAGGGTCATCTACATGCTTTACGGAATCGTGCACCATTCTTTCAGCGGTTCTTAAAACAACATTCTTCCCCGTCTTGCCAATATTAACTATCCACGCAAGATGCGGGTGAGTTAAGTTGTGATTAGGATAAAAGAAAACTGCTGTTCCTAGCTCCACCTCAGGCATAACAAACTCTTGTGATAGCTCTCGAGGCGATTTCTTAACTTCAGTGCTCATGGGTTATTCTCCACGGGGTCCAAGGGTGATGGTGTTGCTGGCAAGACCTTTAGCCTTAGCAGCTTTTTGTGCTGACCGCATAGCGCGGCCTTTAAGTATTTCTCCTACTATACCACGCACAACACGTTTTTTCTGCGGTCTTACATATTTTAACCCATGTGCGGCAGCATATTCCAGTGTTTCTATTGCGTGACAGTTTGCCCGGCGATTTCCTTGATCGGTTACATACCCATTAGCAAACTTCTTCTTGAATCTATTAAACTCCCTGCATAGATTAGGGCATCTTGCAGTAACTACAAGAAGCTCTGTTGTGCCTTTTTCGTTTAGGTTTATCCACGACCTTAACTTCATTTCACGACCAGGAACATCGTCGCTTCCACTAAGGAATCCATGTCCTGTTGTGTTACTTCTAACGCGCTGTCTTTCCAGTTCTTTAGAATACTGGACTCTAGGCAAAACACCACTACCGATTTCACGAATTCTACCCCCGTGTGCGTCGATAATGAATGCCTCAAATTGCCCGCCATGTTGCTGAACCTTCTGAGCTACCATATCACCAAACTTCGCTGCCGTACAGTTGTGTATATAAAGCTCGTCGTAACATACAACATGCCTGCCCATATTAGGAGGGGGCACGGCCAGGAAAGTAACAGCGCAAGTGCTGTGACCCGGGTCAACGACCATGTACTTGCACCACTCTTCGCCCGGCTTACCGTCATTCTTAGTGAGGTATTCTTGAACTTTATTTCTAGGCTCATCAAATTTTATCGCGTTATGAACATCCTTTGAGAAGTTAGGGTACATAAGCACGCTATCAGTAACAAGCTCGCCTAACGCCCTTTTCCTGAATTCATCCTCCCCCTTAGCCTTCCATCGCTTAATATTCTCCTGCTTGACCTGTTCGGGCATAAAAGGATTATCAAATATAGTTGCTCTAAAAACCCTTGTGGAAGCATTCTCCTGATCTTCTTCGTCTTCAGCTCTTTCTGCTAAATTTACTAAAGCATCGTTTTTGGAATGGGGCAAAGCTGACCAACGCAGCTTTCCGTCACGCATAGACAGACGGGCAATCATTTCGTCATACCATTCAGAGCGTTCAAGGTCTTCATCTATATGAACTAAGTCAGCTTGGAAACCCTGAGAAGGATCCCCCTTAGAACCCATCGCATAAATAGTCCAGCCGTTGTGAAGTTCACAAATCTCAAAGACATGTTGAGCGCGTTTCTTCCAAGCAAACTGCTTTATGAATCGCTCTGGAATAAGAGGAGGAGCCGGCTTAGCTTCCGCTTTTCTTTTCCAGTCAGACTCGATCCACGGCTTCCAAGCACGCCACTTTTTAGTGACGTTGTCTTTAATAATCTTGAACGACCCATCGCGAAATAAATATTTATGAATGGTACGGCCAATGTGCCCCTCGTCCATACCGAGGCAAACCATGATACCGTTTTCTTTGGGATACTTCCCATATGGATCTTGCCCTGTGGCAGCTCTAGCATCTTCGACAAAAGCGCAGAGAGATTTTCCAACCTGATTGCCTGCCTGTATAAGAGCTTCTTTGGCATCACAGGCGTGGTATTGATCCTGAAAGGGTAGTGGTTCATATAGTCTAAGAGCTTCTGATTCTCGTCTTGCTTTTTCGACATGGAGCTGGCGTATATTAGCTTTCTGATACTCAGTAATACCTTCCAGAATACTTTGCTGGGAAGGATTGTTATTGTCACTTAGATTCCCCATCGTCCCTGCTTAACTTGTAGAGTGTTTGCATATCAGGATCCATAACTGAACGCATAGATCGTTCTATTTCTTCATCAAGCTCCTCGTTGGTTAATTCCTCAAAGGATTTTTGGGCAGCACCAGACTCAGAAACTTTAATATTTAATCTAAGGATCGATTCTAAAATGCGCTGTCTTTGTTGGCTACCAGGCGCAGACCTGTAAAATGTAGCCGCTATCTGCTGAGCAAGGCCGCCAGGCCCACCAAACGCTTCCATTATTCTCTGGAAGGTTTCACCCATATGCGGAACATCAGACCCGCCTTTGATGAGGGTGTCGAGTATATCAACACCCTCATCTTCGACTTTATCTATAGCTTTGCTGACTTTCTCTTTTCTATTCTTTTCGACTTCTTCAGATCGACACATCTTACATGTGCTTCTGTATCCGTCAGCAGAGTGATTATCCCTATGCCAAAACTCACGAGTCAAGGGGTAGTCAACATTGCATCTCGTACAACACTTATTATTGTCCATACATCCCTCTTTGGTTCGCTTGCGTTGCGGTTGGCTGTTGACCTGGCTGATAGCCTTGAGATGTGCTAGCCATCATCTGCATTAAGGGGTCAACTGGCCCACCTGCGTTAGGGATTCCGGCGCCAGGAGGGCTTGCTGCTGGCCCGCCCGCAGGACGAACATTTCCAGCTTCCATACCTTGCATAAGTCCACCCATAACTTTATCTACGCCGGGAGACTTCATGGCACCTATACCTGCACCGGGTCCCTCTTCTCCGCCACCGCCCTGACCTTGAGCCATAGCCATGATCTGATCTGGAGTCATTGGACCTTGCTCTCCTTGGACAGTTAATGCTCCGCTATTAAGACCCTCCATAATCTGAGGGTTGCTTGTAACAAGCTGCATTAACTGCTGAGCCCCTTCTGGAGTATAAGGGAATTCCTGAACGGGTTGTCCTGATTGAGTATCTACTAGAGTTGGCATCTTAATTTACCTTTTATCCATAGGGGTTTTTAATTTTCTTTCTTAGACGTGTTGGAGTGAACACTCTAATTCTTTCCTCCACATCACCGATTGTATCAGTTTCAGGGTTGTTATTCTCATTATTATCTCCACCGCCATCATTGTCGCCGGGCACACCGATCTCTGGCTCAAAATCATCTTCCTCCTCTTCTTCTGGAGGAGTGTCGATTATTGGCTCAAAATCATCATTATCCCACCAATGCACATCAAAGCCTCGACGATCCAAGTCTTCTTCTCTACCGAGAGGTGAAGTACCAAACGACTCGTCAATCCAGTCTCTTACATGACTGCCATCTCTCCATCCAAAAACGCCTTCTTTTTTTTGCTTATATTCGTCGTACCCTTCTTCTCCTTCAGCAATTTCAGTCGGCTCTAATCCAAACCCAACCCAGTCAGACTTTCCTGCATCGTGCCAATCCTGAAGAGCCCTTGCTTTATACCAAGACTCTCCAAGCTCCCACGGATGTCCAGGTCGGCCAGCCCTTAAGTTAATTACATTGCCGAATTCGTCAAAATCAAACTGGGAACCCTTACCTACATTTTCCATGTAGTCTTTGTTCAAAGCGGGGTCTGCATAAATCGCTTCCCAAAGCCTTTGGCGGCTGCCTTTGGAATCGAGTACGTTGTGAATCCTGCCATTCCTCATCTCTTCCTTCCAAGTTGCATCGTCAGGAATACCCGTAACTGGATCGTATTGTATTCCAAACCTAGCCAGGGTTCCATCTGCGTGTTTTGCGTCAAGCCAGTCAGCCCACCTTCTTCCATCCCACCTTCTGTACGCTTCCCATTTAGCCCCTGGCTTCCTATTTTCCCATGTGCTAATACCTTGCCGTCTCATTTTGTCAATTTTATTTTGGATCATCTGGTCATAGCTAATAGCGTTCTCGTTATAAGTACCAGTTTGATCCTGAAGGCCTTCCCAGCCTTCCCCTAAATACTCCCCAGCTTCTTCTGCTGCCTTGATTTTATCTATCCAGTATCTCCAATGGTTTAATGCGGCATCGTTAAAATAATCAAACCCTGGCCTGGATCCAACCCATCCCCCTAAATCTACAAGTTTTCCATCGAACGTTCTTTTTAACCGAGAGCCGAGATTGTAGTCTGAGCCACTCTGATTTGTTTTTCGTAAATTATACTTCGGTATATATAACCCCCTATTATAATCACGAAGGTGAAACCTTTCCCTGTCCATCATTGCACGGGCAACTCGATCCCACTCATCAAATTTATCAAGAGATTTGTACTCCTGAAGCCAATCAGGGTTAGTATTCCAAGCCATTTCTTTCTCCAATAAAAAAGTGCCGGGCCCCCGAAGGAACCCGACACCGCACCCAAGACCCTACACTTCCGTGAGGAGGTGTTCTTGTTGGCTGTACAGCCGGGTATTAGGGATTAATAGTTAACACAAAGGTGAACTAGACCTGCAGCATTATCGGCAATGTCATCAAGGGTGATACCCAAGATTTGACCAACGACGTTAGCAGCGTCGGCAAGAATGACATGGCCATCAGTACCTGCGTCTGCAACAACTGCATTACCTACTCCAATGGGACTACCTGCGCCTTCAGCGTAAACTGGAACAGCTCCGCCGATAATCAACCAGAATAGGTCATCATCTGCGACAGTAGTGGTTCCAAGTTCAGGGTCGCCAACTCCGGCCCAATCGCCTTCTGATAGACTTGCACCTGCAACTTGACCAGCTGCTTTTCGTCCAGTGCCTGAAGCTGTAGTACCGAAACCAAGAACCAGTCCATGAGTAGCGGTTGCTACTGTCAGGGCTGAGCCTTTGATGTTTCGGACACAAACAGCTCGAAGCGTTCCGCCACTGCGACGGTTTTTACCACCACGAACTGAAGGAGTACGGTCAACATCGGGAAACTCATATACAGCTCCCTCCCATTGTCCATTAATTTGATTTCCATCATCGTCAGTCCCCTTAAGGGTTTCACCGAGATCGAATGGAGGATCTACATGAATCATAATTCTGATTCCTTTCCTAAAAAGGGGTTAAGAAGTTACCTTCTGCAACTTGAAGAAGTTCCGTGGAGAACTAAACTTCAGGTTAGACAGTGTTGAAACAACCGCATTGAATGCCTGGCTATGAATATCGTACTCAGGACCTTCAGATCGAAGGAGAGATGAATCCATAGATTTCAATTCAATGTTATCGTAGTTAAGACCATAACCAACTTCAGCTGGAACAGCGGCTTCCCAAGAAACTTCGATACCGTCAAAGTTGACAGTGTTCTTGAAACCGAGTGCTCGTAGCTGGTGTTCGCTAGTGAT